CCGTTGCAGTTGTTGGGGTTTTACCCTTTGGGATTGTCCCCGTAGTACTAGTTATATCAACATAAACAGTCAGCCTTTAGGGTAAACCATACCGATTAAACCCTGCGAACATGTGACAAATGAAAAGACACGGACACGGGAGGGCGCGGGCGCATGTATTCTTCAGGGGTTATGGTGCTAGTTCGCGGGATATGGTGCCTGCAGGTGATACGTGGCAATCATTGATGGTGAAAAGATAAATATTGCCTTGCACGGGTACGCATGGGCCACCCCACCCCCCTGCCATTTGCTAGCAATCCCGACATGTTTTTTGTATTTTAGGGGTTACCTGTATGGCATTCCCGGCAACGTGTAGGGCAACGTCTGGGGGCAAAAGAAAACCCCCTTCCCGCGAACGCGTAAGGGGGCCTATCAGTATACCGGGGGGGATATAGGGTTTAGCCCGGCGAGGTTACACCCAGTGTAACGTCAGATTCACCATCTGTCAACCCAAAAACGCCACCCCCGTGTATTTTTTTTATATTGTTGGGCATTACCTGTTGACAACACACTATATTAACGCCATAATAAGGGTGCTGGCGGTTGCAAAAAGGCGAACGACCCCAACCATAGCGATTTATCCTTACATTATAGGTCTTCGATACGCTTCCCCGGCACTTAATCCCCCCATGTTCGCAGGAAACACAATGAATTTGGTCCAACAACCAAAGAAGAAGGGCCTTTCCGAAAAGCAGGAAACGTTCCTCACGGCTTTGTTCGAAACCAACGGTAACTTCAACCAAGCAGCAGAGGTTGCTGGGTACTCACACGGCTCTGTGACGTGGTTACGAGACAGTTTAGCCGACGAAATTGTAGAACGCACCCGTGCGCTCCTTGCAGGCAACTCCCTGAAGGCCGCGAACAAGATGATAGACCTTGTAGATACCCCCGTCGTAGAACGTGGGGACGACCTGAAGCTACGTGCTGCAGAGGCGATACTCAACAGGGTTGGTCTGGGTAAACAAGAAACAATGAATCACAACGTACTGGCTATCCACGGGGTAGTTCTGCTGCCACCAAAGAAAGATATGGTAATAGACAATGGCTAAAAAAGAATTTGAATATCAACCCGGTCAGCAGCACTCCAACATGGTTAGTGCGCGTTTAGGACCTGCCTTAAAAGCCCTGAACAGTTCTCAGGATGTCTCAGCATCAGATAAAAGGCAGTTCGTTAGAGACATCAGGGATGCTGTCGAACTTGGTATTGTTTCTGCAAGTGATGCTAAAGTCAAATCTGCGCTATCTGGTGTAACTGGGTCTAAGTCTAAACGCAAACAAACAGGCATGGCTGACCGCATGGCACACCGTGGACGCAAAGCCGCCTCTTCTGCAGATAAGAACGACTAGATGCCAAGAGAACACGGCGGCAGAAACACTGGAAAAAAGACTAAGTATGGTCGTCCCCTCTATGAAAAGGATGGGGAGCAATTCTCCGAGCGTTCATACACATTCCAAATAGACGACAAGCATGTGAATGTACCTAGTGTACAGGGCAAGTACGAGTACGGTGAAGATGAGCTATACGACGCAGTTATAGACGGAAAGATTAAGCCCACGTCTGCTCATGGCAGCCACGTAGAGGCGAGAAAAGCTGCTATCAAACGCAGCAAAGATATGTTTAAGGAACACCGTGGCAGACGAGCAGCAAGCACCGCCGAAAAAGAAGGGTAGACCTAAAAAGGACCCCAATGCGCCAAAGGCAACTTACAATCTTTCTCGCGCTGAAAGAGCCAGACGTGCGCTACAGGCTCGTGTTCGCAAAGCTGAAAAGGCTAAAGAGAAGCACCAGCAAAAAGCTCAAGATAAAGCCAGCTACGCTCGTAAGCTAAAGAAGAGTGCCAAGAAGGTAGAGACCGCAATCAACGGCACGGGTTCGCGGGTTGTAGATATGGATGACGTATCCAATCTCCCGGCAACGGTCAAGGAAATAATTGATGATACCCCTGTTATATTCAAACCTAACGACGGTCCTCAAGAAGAGTTCCTTTCGGCCCCTGAACAAGATGTTCTGTATGGCGGTGCAGCGGGTGGTGGTAAAAGTTTCGCACTTCTTGCCGACCCCTTACGATACTGCCATAATGCTAACCATCGTGGGTTGCTTCTTCGCCGGACTCTTGACGAACTAACAGAACTAATAGACAAGTCCAAGCAGCTTTATCCAAAGGCATTTCCCGGAGCCGTATATCGGGAATCTAAATCCACTTGGGTTTTCCCTTCTGGGGCAACCATGTGGTTCACCTATCTAGACCGCGACAAAGACGTAACTCGTTTTCAAGGTCAGGCGTTCAACTGGATAGGCGTTGATGAAATCACCCAGTATCCGAGTAGCTATGTTTGGGATTATTTGCGTTCACGTCTTCGGTCAACGGACCCAGAACTACAGAAAAACCTTTGTATGCGATGTACTGCTAACCCCGGTGGCGTTGGCGGCTGGTGGGTTAAAAAGATGTACATCGAGAAGCACACGGAGAATGAGGCTTTTCCGGCGTACGACCCAGAGACGGGTAGAGCGTTTCTTTGGCCTGACACACATCCTACAAGAGCAGGACAGCCTCTCTTTTATAGAAAATTTGTACCAGCTAGATTAACCGACAACCCATACCTTATGGCTGACGGACAGTATGAAGCAATGCTTCGTTCGTTACCAGACGTAGAACGTCGCAGACTACTTGACGGAGATTGGGATGTAGCAGAAGGCGCAGCCTTTCCTGAGTTCTCCCGTTCCAAGCATGTCGTCGAACCTTTCGAAATGCCAACCAACTGGCCCCGGATTCGTGCTGCGGATTACGGCTACGCTAGTCCCTCTTGCGTCCTGTGGGGTGCAATCGACTGGGACAACAATATATGGGTGTATAAAGAGTTATACGCTAAACACTTGACAGCAGAGCAGTTAGCTGATAAAATACTAGAAATGGAGGAGTTAGACCCTCTACCCCACTACAACGTCCTTGATGCCTCCTGTTGGAACAAAACAGGCTTTGGACCATCTATCGCAGAAACCATGATGAGAGCAGGTGTTCGATGGACACCATCTGACCGTAATAGACTGCAAGGAAAGATGGAACTCCATAGAAGACTATCGGACGACCCATATACCAAAGAACCACGTTTACGAATCTTCGCAACCTGTAAACACACTGTCGCACAGATGTCAGGTATTCCGCTGTCCAAAACCAATAGTGAAGACGTAGATACAAAAGCAGAAGACCACGCATATGATGCGCTCCGTTATATGGTTATGACTCGTACAAGTGGTTATACATCAATTCATAAATCATTGCAAGGCATAAAAGACCAAGCCTTCCAACCCTTTGATGGGACATTCGGATACTAATGGCACTCACGGATATAGAATTAGGTAAAAAAGCAAAAGACGGTACTCTCACGCTGGGCGAGGCGTGGGATTTTGCCATGTCTAAGGCTGACGAAAAGCAAAAGAAGCGCATCAACCCTATTAAGTCGGGTGCTAAAACATTAGGTATTGACCTGAGTACCCCCTACAAAGACCTCAAACAAGCTGATATAATCAAGCTGTTTACTGTCGAAGGTAGCCCCGACGCTAAGAATAGAGCCTACAATCTTCAAACACTAGAGGCACTGGTACGCCCCGTAATGGAACGCTACGGTGCCACAGCCGCTATGGAGACAGTAGCCGAGGGTGTTGACGAGATTATGTACCCGCAGCTAGCTGGTGCAAAAGGTTTAGCAGGAACACAACGCACAGGTCTAGCTGGCGAACGTCCAATGCAAGGTCTTCTTCCTAAAGAAGAGCTAGATAAAATATACGCAGAAGCAACTCCTCTTGTTGCAGCCGAGTATGGTCAACCTACATCAGACCTATTAGAATACCACAAAGCTACAGCAAATCGTCCTGAACAACTGTTAGGTCTTAAAAAGTCAGACGTTACTATTGTGGGTGATACCATAACAGTAAAAGGCAAGGTAACAACAAAGAAAGACCACAAGGGTCGCCCTGAACTTTCTTTTGATACTAATTCACGTTTAGGCCGTCTTTTAAAACAGAACTACGATACAAGCACATCCGATTATCTGTTTGACGTTACAGATGGAGACTTCACGGACGCTTTCAACAAGCACATCGGAACTCGTCTTCAACCTTTTGCTAACATACTCCCAGCAAAAGAGATAAAAAGTCGTTCTCCTGCTGGTGAGCTAGTTCGTAATTACGAGCCTGTAACCACACCATCTGTCATCCGCTCTATCGTACCTCGTTTCATGCTAGAGCAATACAACGTAAACGAAAACTTCGTTGAAGGTATGATGGGCCACGTAAATCCATCTATCTTAAAAAAGAACTACGCTGGCTTCGTACCCCAAAAAGACCTGCCTGCCCTGATTGAAAGTCCCGTAGACTTTGCAGGTGGTGAGTTTGGTACTACACAGACAGGCCGTGTAAACCTAGACCTTTTAACTGACGAACAAAAAGAAGCCCTTGCTTCTGAGCAGCAAACAACCATATTAGCAGAAGAACGTGCCAAACAAAGTCAAGCAGCGGCAGCAGTAGCCGAGGCCGAGGCAAAACGAACTTCTACCCTAGCTGCTATTACCCCTGAACAAATTCAAGAAGCTGAAGACAAGTCTCGCGCTTTGGAAGAAGCTAAGATTAAAGGTAGACAGGCCGCAAAACTGGCGAGTGCTGACGCAGACGTAGTTCCTGAATCCAACCCAGAAGCCCGTGCCAACTTGGAACGGAAAGGCTTTGATGCAAAGTCGATGGCAGAGGAAATTAACAAGTATATCGGCAAGGTACCCAGACCCGTCAAAAAGGCATTAGGACCTTTGGGTTTAGGTCTGACTGCAGCGACTGCTGCTTCAACAGCAACTGAGGTAGAAGCGGCTACAGGCTCTCCTGCCCTTGCTGCCATCGCTGGCGCATCAGAGTTTGGCCCTATAGGGTATAGTGACGTACGAGACATTGCTGCTGGACGGTCAGAGCCTGACACGTTTGGTACAACACCTGCTAGTCGCATAGCTGCCGAAGAACAGGCAGGTTTTATCGACTTAGGACGTGACAGGGGACCTGAAGCCGCTCCTGCCACTCAACAAGACCAAGGCTTTTTAACTAGATAATGGGAGATGACCATGCCTAATAATAATTACAATTATGGCGCATCCTACATCATGAACTCAGACAAGACATCTGTTGACGACGAGATGGGGTCAAAGACTCTTTACCGTGAAGGTTTAGAATTTGACACTCGTGCCAAGACAGATTCTTTGACTGAAGACATGCCAAAGGCAGCGACCAAGGGTGCAGTAGACCCTTCTGTAATGAAAATGGCTGAAGAACGCGATTACTAAATTATGGCAGATGATAACTTCCTTCAACCTGAAGATGACACGACCATTCCACTGTATGACGCGGATGAAACCTTTCCCGGTCTAGCAGGATACGTAAAACAGAAGTTCGAAGAAGCTGAAAACGGACGTTACTCTCACGAGCAGCGTTGGTTGCAAGCCTACAAGAACTTTCGTGGTGTTTACGACTCTTCTACAGCCTACCGTGATTCAGAACGGTCTAAGGTGTTCGTTAGAATTACCAAGACTAAAGTTTTGGCTGCTTACGGGCAGATTGTAGATATCCTGTTTGCCAACAAGAAGTTTCCTCTAGTCGTACAGCACACTCCTGTTCCCGAAGGGATTGCGGAGTTTGCACACATGGAGACACCCCTAGACCAGATGGAAGACCCATATGGTTTTGTTGGTGATGGGCGTGATTTGCCACCCGGACAATTAGGTGCAACGCCATCTAGTAAGTTTCTTGGTGGGCTTCAAGGAGAGTACGGCAGCTTGCCACTCGCTGAAGGTCCTGCAAAGATGGGTGAACCACAGATTAGCCCAGCACAAATTGCAGCGATGAACATGGAAAAAGTTATCCATGACCAGTTATTAGATACCAACGCAGTAAACGTTTTCCGAAATGCTATATTTGAATCGTCCCTTCTTGGCACAGGTGTTGTCAAAGGGCCTTTTAACTTTTACAAGCGTGTCCACAAGTGGGGCCGTGACGACGAGGGTAATCGGGAATACCAGCCCTACGAGAAGGTTGTACCTAAAATTGAGATGGTGTCTTCGTGGGATTTTCACCCAGACCCATCCGCTACCAGCATAGATGACTGTGAATACGTCATAGAACGTCACAGACTAAACCGCCAACAACTTCGCGCACTAATCAAGCGTCCTTACTTTATTTCGGGAGCTATAGAAGAGTGCCTAGCAAAAGGCCCTAACTACGAAGATAAGTATTACGAAGACACAATTCGTGAAGATGAAAACGAACCATACGTTTCAGAGAACCGCTACGAAGTTCTCGAATACTGGGGTGTTCTTGACGCTGACCTAGCTAAGTCAGCAGGGTTTGCAGAAGCAGATATGATGTCAGAGTTTGACGAACTACAGGTAAACATCTGGGTTTGTGGAAACATGATACTTCGTTGTGTTCTTAACCCCTTCACACCAGCCCGTATCCCGTACCAAGTGTTCCCTTACGAAGTCAACCCGTACCAGCTATGGGGTGTTGGCGTAGCAGAGAACATGGAAGACGCTCAGAAGCTCATGAATGGTCACGTACGTATGGCTATTGATAACTTAGCTCTAGCAGGTAATTTGGTGTTTGACGTGGATGAGGCAAGCCTTGTGCCGGGCCAAAACATGGATATATTCCCCGGTAAGATATTCCGTCGCCAATCAGGTGTTACAGGGACAGCCATCAACGGTTTGAAGTTTCCTAACACGGCTGGTGAAAACCTACAAATGTATCAGATTAGCCGCCAGTTGGCTGACGAAGAAACTGGTATCCCATCCATTATGCACGGTCAAACGGGCGTTAGTGGTACGGGCCGCACAGCGGCAGGATTATCCATGCTCATGGGTTCTGCTGGTCTGGCAATGAAGACAGTCGTAAAGAACATTGACGACATGCTGCTAAAGCCATTGGGTGAAGCATACTTCCAGTGGAACATGCAGTTTAACGAAGACTCCCCTGACATCGAGGGTGACCTAGAAATCAAACCACGCGGTGTTGCAGCCGTAATGCAGAAAGAAGTTCGTAGCCAGAGGCTGACAACGCTTCTACAAACAGTCGCTAACCCTATGTTAGCACCATTCATCAAGATACCAAACCTGATGCGTGAACTGGCTATATCACAAGACATCGACCCTGATAGTCTAGTGAACGACCAAAACGAAGCTCAACTGTATGCAAAGATGTTACAAGGGATGATGGCAAATGCTCAACAAGAAGCAAGCGCAGACGCTGGCCCCGCTGGTGCAGGGCAAGGAATGGGAAGCCCTGAAGGAGTACCTGCAGGACCTCCGGGAACTGACGATTCAGGGCGTGGTGACGGCACAATCGGAGTCGGAACTGCTCCGGGCGCAGGGGAAGCTGGCTTTACTGGAAACACTCCTCAAACTCAAGAGTAACCACGAGGCGGTAATCAAGAATGGTTGACAGAATACAGCTAGGCACGACTAGAAAAGAAGACGAAAAGGAAGTGCTGACAAGAAAGCAGTATGAATCCTCTTACGTTGACTTTTTTAGTCAAACTTTAGGTATGCCCACTCTAGAGGAGCAGACAGGTATTGATGTTACGGCCCCTAAGATTGGTGGTGATTCATCTACGAAAGATACAAGTGACGGAAACGAAGATTCACAAGCCAACTTAGAACGAGACTTACTCGGTGCGTTAGGTGGAGACTCAGGTGCTTTAGGCGGAGATATTAAGTTTGGTGAAGATGCTGCGGATTTTAACTTTACACAAAAGTACGATACATACGGTGACTTTTTAAAGCAACAGCCGGGACAGCACGACAGAGTTGAGATGTTTAGCGAAGTGTTTGACCCACTTACTCGCGGTGACTTTAAAGACATAAAACCGGGTGCGCTGTTTGATTCGGGTATAAAAAATGTTCAACAAATTCCCGGCGCAGTAGACCAAACTGCTAAAGACCTACAACAAACAGGTTTAAAGGCCACCGCCGAAAAAAATAAAGAAAAGGTCGTAGGAAGTCTTATGGGTGTTGTGGGTGGTATCCCCGGAAGTATAGCGGGTGGTTTTATAAACGGCACAACCACTACAAATGCTTTTGGAAAGGCGTCGTTTAGACCGAGCGGAGCATTAGGCTTTGTTGCGGATATGGTTCATTCTAAACAGTATCAGGATATGGCACAGATAAGAGCAGCTACAGCAGCCGACGCGAGTGCCACAGGGTTTGCAATGGCTATCGGCGGGTTCGGCATAACTCGTGCGCCGGGGTCAGGGTCTTACACTGGAAACATGAGGGGTCTTTCTCACGTTCAGGTAAAAACCTTAGAGTCTCTTAATAAAGGATATCTCCCATCCTCATATAACATGCAAAAGGAAACTGGTACGTCTTTGGCGGATGCTGGGTATGTTTCTGGTAGGTTAAGCACGGGTGGATATTATAAGGATAACGGCACGTACATGACGGCTACAGGTCAAACTGCAGCCTTTGGAATGGAAGCAGACGCCAAAGCCTTGGGAGAAAAATACGGCATATCAGACGTAGAAACAGTTAGAGGTATTCTTGCGAACGCCAGAAACGGTAGAGGTACTGTTTCGGGTCTTATGGCAGCAGAAAAAGCTAGAATTGATAAAGCAGCAGCAGATAAAGCAGCAGCAGATAAAGCAGCAGCAGATAAAGCAGCAGCAGATAAAGCAGCGGCAGATAGAGCAGCGGCACAAAAACGTGCTACAGATGAAATCAATAGAAGACGACAGCAAGAATACGGAAGAGACGACAGTGGCGGCGGTTACGACTTTGGCGATACCGGACAAACCGGAGCCACAGGAGGCACTGCAGACTACGGCGGTGCTTCAGCAGGAGCTAGAGGCTTTGCTGATGGTGGGCAAGTCGGCATGGCTGTAGGTGGACAGATGGCAGCAGGCATGGCACCATCTGGATTTATCGGTGCGCCACCTAGCCAAGTATCCGAAGCAGAGTCAGTTGCAGACAACGTAAACACTCAAAAGCAAGAAGGTACATTCATCATCAATGCAGCCGCTGTTGAGTTCGCAGGCGAGTCTGACATTATGAAAATGCTTAAAGACGCGCAGAAAGAAGCAGTTAGACGCGGAATAACAGTTGACAATCCAGAACGCAGTGCTAAACTAATAGATGTAGCCGTATCACGAGGAGAAGTGACGGTTGCACCTCATCTCGTCAAAATCATCGGTGAAGACCGCCTTACCAAGATAAACAATCGCGGTAAACCGGAAGTTAAAGAACGCATCGAAGAGAACGGTCAGCAGGCCGTAGGTGCGGCTGAAGGTGGGTTCCTTGGTTTTATTGACAGCATCAACCCTTTTTCATCTAGCGAAGAAGAAACACCCCAGCAAGGCTTTGCTACGGTACCTGTAAAGCCCGTAGAAGCGCAGCCTGTACCTGCAGGTAGGGAGCTAGAGGGTGACGTAGGAGAAGCAGAATACGATGCTCCTATGAGCGAATACGGGGATGTTCCGAAAAGTTTAAAGGAAGCTGCATCTCAATTTGGTGCGAAAGTACGCACTCGTTCAAACATTAAAGACTTCATGAGCGATTTGTCAGACGTAGATGCTTTGGCTCTTCTTATTATGTCAGAAACAGTATCCAACAGAGACCCTGTAGATGATATGAAAGCTATTGGTCAGGTCGTTGTCAACCGCGCAAACTCAAATTACAGAAACTTCAAAAAACAAAACACTATAAAAGACGTGATTTTATCTCAAACCAAAGGGGGTGCCTTTGAGTTTGCAGGAGTGGATAAGACACCTTTTAACAGAATACTTAAAGATATTAAACAGGGTAAAGCAGATAGGGGTCTTGCAAAAGCCTACTCCGCAGCTAACGATGTGTTGAGTGGCGAAATGGAAGCAGAGCCTATCGTATCTCCTAACACCTTGTACTACACTTTACCTAAAGCTCAAAGTCAGTGGATGAGAAAAAGCCCTGACCTTCAGCTATCTACCAAGTTTGGAAAGCACGAATTTTACGAAGTTCGATAGCTTTACATATTAGTCAGCTACCCGCATAGCGGCCCTGACATAACCGAAGCGGCTACCTACACGCCAAGTAGCCCCGCATTATGAGGTAAAAAATGGCAAAAGCAAAAGGCCACAGAGCCAACAAACCAAATGACTCCTTCGGAGTAACTAACGCCAATAACTTGTATCGTGGAAAATATCGTGACGAAGTTTACGAAGACGAAGATGAGAAATTAGAAGCGTCTGAAGAAACCCAAGAAGCTGACCCCGCAGAAGCGGCTACTCAGAATGACGATAGTTTCGTTCCTCAAAAGGAAACAAAGGACTCGGAACACGACTACAAAAAACGGTATGACGACCTGAAGAAGCACTACGATAGCAAGGTTAATGAGTTTAAAGGGGAGATTGATAGTCTTCGCAAAGCCATGAATGACCGTGCTGTTGAAATGCCAAGGGGTGTAACACCACCAAGAACTCAAGAAGAACTCGAAGAGTTTAAGGAACGTTACCCTGACGTATTTGAAGTGGTTCAAACTGTCTCGTCTATGCAGACAGAATCTCAGGTGTCAAAGCTCCGAGAAGAAATTGGTACCATCAAAGAACGGGAACAGCAGTTAGAAAAGCAGAAAGCGTACGAAGAACTGCTTAGATTGCATCCTGACTTCGATGAAATCAAGACTACAGATGAGTTCTTGAACTGGCTCGAAGAGCAGCCAAAAACACTATCAGACGGTATTTACAAAAACAATACTGACTCACGGTGGGCGGCTCGTGTAGTGGACTTGTATAAGGCCGATACTGGTCTTAACAAACCAAAGAAGTCGAAGCGGCAGGAAAGTGCAGCAGATGCTGTAACAAAGACCCCTGCTAGAGAAGTTGCTACTGACCCAAGTGCGGGAAAGAAAATCTTCAAGGCTTCGCATATCGCCAAGATGAAACCTTGGGAGTTCGAAAAGCTGGAAGGCGAAATCGACTCTGCAAGGGCAGAAGGGCGAATTGATTACAACTCTTAATCCTCAAGGAAGGGATTGAACTAATGGCTTTTGATAGCGCATCAGGTTACAATAACCTGCCGTCTGGGAATTTCACACCTGAAATTTTCAGTCAAAAAGTTCTCAAGTTCTTCCGTCGTGCTTCGGTTGCAGAAGATATTACTAATACCGACTACGCTGGCGAAATTGAAAACTTCGGTGATACAGTACGTATCATTAAGGAACCAACAATCACTGTGTCTTCATACTCACGCGGTTCTGTGGTAAACCCACAAGACCTCGCTGATGACCAGATTACTATGGTTGTTGACCAAGCAAACGCATTTGCGTTTAAGATTGACGACATCGAAGAGCGTCAGTCACACGTCAACTTCGAAGCATTGGCTACTTCTTCAGGCGCATACTCCCTGAAGCGTAAGTACGACGCTAACGTTCTTGACCTCATGGCAACTGAAGCTGGTCTAACTGGCGAATCAGGTGCTTCTGTGGCTCAGATTGGCAGCATCGGTACTCTCGGTACAGCTTTGGATATCGGCGGCAACGCAAATCCCGGCAATCTAGCGGTTAATACTATGCTGGCAATGGCTCAGTCACTTGATGACCAGTCTGTTCCAGAAGAGAACCGTTGGTTCGTTGCACCACCAGCTTTCTACAAGCACCTGTTCTCAGCAGGAGCAAAGTTCGCAGAAGTTCAGGTAACTGGCGACGCGACTTCTCCACTGCGTAACGGTCTGGTGTCACTAGGCAACATCGCTGGTTTCCAGTGTTACAAGTCAACTGCACTCGTTTCTAGCGGTGCTACTGACCAAGTAACCATTACTGGTCTAGCAACAGATGGCACAGAGAACGTTATTCTCGGTGGTCACATGTCTGCAACAGCTACTGCTTCGCACATTGCGAAAACAGAAGTTGTCCGTTCAACTGAAACTTTCAGCGACATCGTTCGTGGTCTTCATGTGTTTGGACGTAAAGTCCTTCGCCCAGAAGCAATCGTTCGCGGCGTTGTTAGCTTAGATTAGTAGGGGAGATTAACTAATGGCTACTTACAACGTAACTGGTGCCGTAGCTGGTATCCCTCTTGGTAAGAAGATGCAGACTGTTGAAGTCGTTCTCGACTTTACATCTACTAATCTTGCTGCAGGAGACATCGTTAATGTTTTTGAAATTCCAGACAACACTCTGGTTTTGATGGCTGGTATCGAAGTATTCCAAGCTGCATCTACAGGCTCACCTACAATTGACATGGGTGACGCTGGTGCCGCAGATACTTGGGTAACTGACGTTAGCGGTTCTGCTGTTGCACAAGAGTTTGGTCAAACTGCTAAACTCTACACTGCTGCAGACAACATCGACATTATCGGTGTTACTGCTACATTCGACGGTAAAATCCGTTGTGTTGCAGTGATGTGTGACTTGGGTGACCCCGGCGTGGGCGCACCATTCGCATAAACAACTTAATTGAGGGGGAGGGGTAACTTTCCCCCTTGACGACTTTTTAATTTTATGATATAAGCAGCTACCCTCTGCAGGGATATACCCCCAATGTTCAAAGCAATACTTTTTATATGTAGTCCACTACTAGGAAGTACAGAGTGTCTAGAAATAGAAGACATTCGGGGACCTTATGATACACAAGGACAGTGTATAGAACGTGTAGTAGAAATGTACTTTTCTACACAGACAATTATACCACCCCCATATGAGTCTGTTAAGTACAAGTGTGAAAGTTCATTATAATGCCTCGTAAAAAAGAAACACCTATAAAAAAGACAACTAAAGGAAAGGGTGCTAACTATCGCCCTACTAAGTCTGGCGCAGGTATGACTGCAAAAGGCGTTAAAGAATATAAGAAAAAGAACCCCGGTTCTAAGTTAAAAACAGCAGTTACGGGTAAAGTTAAGCCCGGAAGTAAAGCTGCTAAACGTCGTAAGTCTTTCTGCGCTAGGTCAGCAGGGCAGATGAAAAAGTTTCCCGGTGCTGCAAAAGACCCCAATAGTCGTTTGCGCCAAGCAAGAAAGAGATGGAAATGCTAACTGCACTCATAGGGCCGATATCTTCTATAGCCAGTACGTGGCTCGAAGGTAAAGTGGAAAAGACAAAAGCAGAAACAGGAGCTAAAGTTGCAAAAGCTAAAGCTGAAGCTGTCATTATGGAAAAGAAAGCTACTGGCGAAATCGACTGGGATTTGGCTATGGCTGAAGGAAGCAAGCACTCTTGGAAAGATGAGTGGATTACAGTTTTATTCTCGGTACCTCTCATACTGGCCTTCTGTGGTGACTGGGGTAGAGAAATTGTGCAAGAAGGTTTCACAGCTTTACAAGCGATGCCGGAGTGGTATCAGTACAGCTTGGGCCTCATTGTTGCAGCGTCGCTAGGTATGCGTGGTGCAACCAAGATGTTTGGAAAGAAGTGATGAGTGTCGAAACCTTTCTCAAGTGGAAGATACTACCACGTTTTATGATGCTAGCCAGTACAATCATGTCTTGGCGTTGCGCTGAGTGGTTCATGGCTTTACCCGACCCAACAGGCGCACAGTCAGCTTTTGTATCTGTAGTGATGGGCGTTATGACTGGCGTATTTGGTATTTGGATGGGTCACGAACACAAGGGTGATAACCAGTGAAACAAGCAGCTACAAAGCTAAACGAAGCAAGCGAGATAACTATCCCTCTCCGCAATCTCATCAGTATGATTGCGTTTACTGCTGTTAGTGTGTGGGTTTACTTTGGCTTAACTGAGCGTATTAGTTTTTTAGAACACAACCTAGAACTTACGATGGAAGAAGTCGAGGAAAACGATAATTGGATAGATGATTTTGAGCCGCCTCAGTCTGTGCAAAATACAGTTGCTAGGGTTCATCACCTTGAGATTGAGTTAGCCAAGTTAAAGTTAATGATAGAGAGTAACCGATGAATTACAATCGTGGTAAGTTAATTGACCAACTAATCCTGCATGAAGGCCTTAAACTAAAGGTCTATCAAGACCACCTTGGTATAGACACAATTGGTGTTGGGCGAAACCTAGAAGACAGAGGCATCACAGACGGCGAACTAGCCTTTATGAGCCTTCTTAAAAACGAAATATACGACACGGGTATTACAGAAGCTAATGCTCGTTTCCTTTTGTCCAACGATATAGACATTGTAGAGAAAGAACTACTTAATGCTCACCCTTGCATTGAACGCCTTGATGATGTTCGTATTCGTGTGGTACTTGACATGGCCTTTAACATGGGAGTACCGCGTCTTTGTAAGTTTAAGAACATGTGGGCGGGTATCGAGTGTGGTGATTACGTCAAGGCTTGTGTCGAGATGCTTGATTCTCGCTGGGCAAAACAGGTAGGTAACAGAGCTATTCGTCTATCGGAGGCTATGAGAACAGGAGAACTCAATGCCAGCGGCTAAAAAGAAAACCAAAAGTAAAGTAAACGCGGCTGGTAACTATACCAAGCCAACCATGAGAAAGCGGCTATTCAATAGCATCAAAGCAGGTAGCAAAGGCGGTAAGCCCGGTCAATGGTCAGCACGTAAAGCTCAGATGCTTGCAGTAGCCTACAAAAAAGCAGGTGGCGGATACAAATGATTGCAGAAACATTAGCGGGTATCGCACTTGTAAAGAGTGCTGTCGATGGCATCAAATCCGCTATTGGTACAGCAAACGACATAAGCGAGATTGCACAGCATATAGACAATCTGTTTGAGGGTGAAAGCCAAGTCCAAAAGTCTCGCAACAAAAAAGCGGGTATGGACCAGTTTAACGTTAAGTCCGTAGCTCAAGAAACAATAGATGCACGGTTAGCTCAAGAAAAAATGTATGAGATGAGCCAGATGATTGACCTACGGTTTGGTCACGGCACATGGGCAGGTATCGTCAACGAAAGAGCTAGACGTATCCAAGAGGCTAAAGAAGCTGCTAGAAAACAGCGAATAGAGAAAGCCAAACAGCAACACGAGTTGATGGAAACCTTAAAAACTGTAGCTATACTTATTGCTGTAGTTCTAGTGACGGTAGGCTCTTTAGTAGCTGTTCTATTGACTTAATCCTACACATACTGTATAATGGTAGTATTTAGGAGTTCTCATGCAGAAGCTGGCTGTAGAAGCATTAACTCACCGATACAACTTGGAGATGCTGGATGCAAAGACTGTGTTCAACAATCATTACAAAAGCTCTGATTTTACAGGTGACCATCCGAGTCTTCTTAAAGATATGGATGCAGCGGTTCAAAAATACACAGAAGCTGTCGAAAAACTAAGGGTACTGTCGTACTTAGCAGGAGACTTATATGGCCTTGAAGAAGAGCCAACGCTCTTTGAAAGCGTGGACTAAGCAGAAGTGGAGAACCAAGAGTGGAAAACCTTCTACTCAAGGCTCCAAAGCCACAGGCGAACGCTACCTTCCTGAAAAAGCAATTAAAGCACTCACCCCCGCTGAGTATGCGGCAACGACTCGTGCGAAACGAAAGGCTACGAAACGCGGGAAGCAGGTCGCAAAGCAACCGAAGAAAATCGCAAAGAAGACTCGCACGTATAGGAAGACTAGCTAATGCCCATTACAGCTAACGGGTCTAAATTTACCACTGAGATTGTTGACTTAAACTCCACAAACAAAACCAGTGTGTACACTGTACCTGTTAATTTTTCATCACATCTTGAAAACTTAATGATTACTAACAATCACACAGGTAATATCACTATAGATTTGTTTTTGTACCACGCTGATGATGCTACGGAGCATACTATACTGACAGCACACGCCATATCCGGTGGCTCATACGAATCCATATTTAGTGTAGAACGCCCCTTGTTTTTACATGCAGGTGACATCCTTAAAGTTACAGCAGCCACGGCTGATAAAATTGTAGTGATTGTTGCTTGCGAAGAATTTTACGAACCACACAGGTAGACTATGACATATCTTGAACTAATCAATGCTGTACTGCGAGAAATAAACGAAGTTGAAATAACCAGTGTTGCGTCCACTCGTGGTATCCAGACATCTATTAAGGATTTTATTAACAAGTCACAGCGTGACATTATCAACTCCGAGATAGAGTGGCCCTTCACCGTTTCTGCTGCTACTATTACTACGGGAGCAGGCACAGGCGAGTATGCTAGGGAGTCGGACGCAAAAACAATAGACTATGACAGTTTTACCATACAAGAATCTGCAAGTACAGCAGAGCGTACACTGAAGTATATTTCGTACGAAGAGTACATACAAAAGTTTAACGAGACAGATACCAACCCTACTGGCGATGCTAGAGGGTTGTCTCAGTATGTGTACGAGACTCCTGACCACAAGATTGGCTTGTCTCCTGTTCCTGACGTTGCCACCTATACTGTTCGCTACTTTTACTACAAAACAAACAGCGATATGGCTGCTAACACAGACACCCCTGCTATTCCTGAACGCTTTCATGATGTGATTGTAAACCGAGCAAGGTATTACGCTCACATGCTTCGTTCAGACGTGCAGTTCTCTCAGCTTGCCCTTCGGGATTATCAGGAAGGTCTTCAGCGTATGAGAATTGAAATCATCAACAAGAAAGATTACATGAGAGCAGTTTAATGGCAGACACCTCGCTTCTTGACCCGTTTGTTGTTCGTTTGGGTGGTGGCCTTATTTTGGATAAGGATACGTTTTCTATTCCGCCGGGTGCTGCTCTACAACTGCAAAACTTTGAACCAGACATCAACGGTGGATACCGCCGCATCAATGGGTACGCAAAGTATGATACTGCTCAAGTAGGCGGGTCCTCTGGTACTATTCTTGGTGTACAGATATACAAAAATCAAGTTATAGCTTCTAAAGGAACAGCGGTATATAAAGGAACAGGAAGCGGTTGGACAAGTATTGACACGGGACGAACCAGTGCAGGACGCTACGACTTCGCTGTATTTAATTTTAATAACACAGAAAAAATTATTTGGTGTGATGGCGCAAACAATGCGTCTGTTTACGACAACAGCAGCGTAACTGACATTAGCGCAACGGGCGCACCTGCTGACCCAGAGTTCGTTGCTGTGTTTAAGAACCACGTATTCTTTGGTGGTATGTCCAGTAACCCCCAAGAAATTATTTTTACAGCACCCTTTGATGAAACAAATTTTAGTCCGTCTATTGGTGCTGGCTCTATAAGGGTAGACAGTGCTGTTAAAAGGTTAAAGGTCTTTCGTGACCGCCTGTTTATATTTTGTGAAGACGAGATATTCTTTGTTGCAGGTTCTTCTGTAACAGACTTTCAACTACAACCAGTGACTCGTAATATTGGGTGTGTTGATGGTTTTAGTGTACAGGAGATAGCGGGTGATTTAATCTACCTTGCTCCTGACGGTTTACGTACGATTGCTGGTACTGAGAAGATTGGCGACGTGGAGTTAGGTACTGTGTCTAAACAGATTCAGCCTCGGCTAGACAACGTAGACACAGACAGGATATCTAGTGTTGTTATTCGTGGTAAGTCTCAGTATCGTTTGTTTTTTCCAGATGACAGTGGCGCACAAATATCTTCTCCCGGATTAATCGGCGTTATTAAAGCGGGTGTTCAAGGAGGGTTAGGCTGGGAATACGCAGATGTACGAGGCATACGCCCTACCTGTTGTACGGCTGGTTTTATAAGTGGTACCGAGACTGTGCTGCACGGTGGTTACGACGGGTACATCTACAAGCAAGAAGTAGGCTCTACTTTCGACGGCACAAACATAAGCGGTATATATAGAGGCCCTGACTTTACTATGGGCGATGCTGGCATTAGAAAAATGATGCAGCGTATTATTTGGAATTACGATAACGAAGGTGCTGTTGATTCTAATTTTCGTATTCGCTACGATTTTAATTCGAGTGAAACTCCGCAACCCGCACAGTATAGCTTAAACGCGGGTGCTGCTGTTGCTATCTACGGAAATACATCATCATTGTACGGGACAGCCGTGTACGGTTCTTCTGGAACTCCGCTGGTTAGGCAGAGCGTTGAAGGCGGCGGATTTACGGTAGCAGTAAGATTAGACGACGCGGCAGGTGCCGCACCAATATCAATCAAAGGATACCAACTGGAATTTACTCCGGGTGGAAGGAGATAACACATGGCAGGTTATACACGACAGTCCACATTTACTGATGGCGACGTTATTACCGCAGCACACAGTAACGACGAGTTCGACCAAGTTCTCGCGTCGTTTAACAATACTTCTGGTCACAAGCACGACGGTACAGCCGCCGAGGGTCCTGTCATTGGTTTGATTGGTGACCCCGGAGTAGCTACTCCTAAAAACAAGGTTGTTGTTGACGATACTAATAATCAAGTAGAATTTAATATTGATGTAAGCGGCACTAGCACAGAGCAGTTTGTAGTCAAGGACGGTGTGATTGAGCCCACTACAGATGATGACATCGACTTAGGTGCATCAGGTAAAGAGTTTAAAGACTTATACATAGACGGTGTTGCATACGTAGACAGCATCAGTATGCCGACCACAACCGTGACGGATATTCTTGATGAAGATAATATGGCATCTAACAGTGCTACGGCATTGGCTACGCAACAATCTATTAAAGCGTATGTGGATACGACAGTTACCGCCCAAGACCTCGACTTCGAGGCAGACAGCGGTGGTGCGCTTAATATCGACCTTGACAGTGAGAGTCTTACGTTTACAGGTGGGACTGGTATTGATACTTCTGGTTCAGGCAATGCTGTTACTTTTGCTATTGATAGCACAGTAGCTACCCTCACAGGTTCGCAGACACTAACCAACAAAACACTTACTTCTCCTATACTGAATACAGCGGTTAGTGGTACTGCTGTACTTGATGAAGACAATATGGCTTCAGATAGTAATACACAGTTAGCAACACAGCAGTCAATTAAAGCATATGTAGACAGTAGTGTAGCAGCAATACCAACAGGTGATATTACATCTGTAGTGGCTGGTGCAGGTATGACAGGCGGTGGTACAACAGGTGATGTTACACTTAATGTAGTTGGCGGTACAGGTATCACAGCAAATGCTGATGAGATTACTATTGACGCTACTGTAGCTACTCTGGACGGCAGCCAAACATTGACAAACAAGTCAATAGCAGCCACACAACTTACAGGCACGATAGACAACGCTCGTTTAGATGCGGAGTTACAAGCAATAGCAGGTTTGACATCTGCTGCTGACAAGGGCATTCAATTTACTGGTTCAGGGTCTGCGGCAACATATGACCTTACTGCCGCTGGTAAGGCTCTGCTTGATGACGCAGATGCTTCTGCACAACGTACCACACTCGGTTTGGCTATCGGTAGCGACGTACAAGCGTATGATGCGGAACTAGCAGCCCTTGCCGGACTGACTTCTGCAGCAGATAAGGGTATCCAGTTCACTGGTTCAGGGTCTGCGGCTACGTACGACCTCACTGCTGCTGGTAAAGCACTACTTGACGATGCAGACGCTACCGCACAACGCAGCACACTAGGGTTAGGAAGTGCCGCACTATTAACAGCAGGTACTTCTGCTAACAACGCAGTACAGCTTGATGGTTCTGCCAGACTACCAGCAGTAGATGGCTCCCAACTAACTAACCTACCAGCCGCTGGTGCAACTGCTGGCTTCGCAGTGGCGATGGCGATTGCGCTTTAGCAGTTGACGAAATAATTTAAAAACTGTATACTATACAGAGAGGTAATAATGGCACAAGATTTTGAAAGAGACATTGCAAGAAATGTTGGTACAGGCGAAGTCGCTTTACGAACCGCTAACTCCGACGATGCGCTTATTGGTATCAATATTGCGAATGTTACAACCACCCAAATCTTAATGGATGTGTACATCACTGGTGCAGGTGCTACTGATGATTACTACATCATTAAAGATGCACCTATTCCTGTAGGTTCAGCCTTACAGGTACTAGATGGCGGTGCAAAGGTTGTAATGCAATCTGGCGATATACTCAATGTGAAAAGCGATACCGCAAGTAGCGCAGATGTTTGGGTATCTGTAGTTGATACTATTAGCGCATAAGGAATAGAACATGCCGTATATTGGTCAGAAAGTTCCCGGTTCCTATCAAGCTACTAAAGCTGTACAACGCTTTAATGGTGACGGTAGTGATACTACATT